AATTTTTTGCTCATTACAAGCCTTTACCCGGTAGTACACTACAAGATTGGCAAATAGCTGACTATCCTTTTTCAAACTTAACCGTAGCGGCTAATGCGGTTATTCAGCAACCATTAAAGATTAGTATGCTGATGGTTTGCCCTGCACAAAATAATGGTGGGTATTTACTTAAACAACCAATCATAACCGCATTAAAACTGACTCTAGATAACCATATATTGGCGGGCGGCACTTTCACCGTTATTACCCCTGCATATACCTACACCAATTGTTTGCTGACTTCTATTCGGGATATAACTAGCCCTAGCGATAAACAAGTTCAGACTACTTTTCAATGGGATTTTGTACAGCCTTTGATTACAGAATCAGGCGCGAGTAAAATTTTAAATACTGTATTTAGTAGGTATGCTAATGGTTTACCCCAATCCGCAATTAATTTAGAAGGCAGTTGGAATAACACCCCAGTGTCTAATTGATAGGAAACAAAAATAATGCCAAGTATCATTAATTTCAATCCTACGCCAACGGTAAATTTTCAATTTAATCCAGTATTAGATGGTGTTACTTACGTAGCGATATGCACATGGAATGCCTATGGACAACGATATTATTTGTCTATATACGATAATTATGGCAATTTAATAATGTCAAGAGCAATGGTAGGTTCTCCACCAGAAGCCGATATTAATTTGCTATCTGGCTATTTTTATGCCTCTACTCTGGTATATAGAGTTAAAACTAGCAATTTTGAAATTACGCCATAATGCGTTTTTATAAGATAGCCATACAAACAGTAGCAGGGAAAGAAATTACTTACTCTAGCTTAGACTCGGCTGGAGGCAATAACGGTTCGGCTTTACGAGTTGATTTAGACTTATTTGAAACACTATTTCACCAGCCATCGCCTAATAGCATATTGCGGATATACGGTGTCCCCTATAAGGATTTAGGCCAATTGGCAGATTTAAACCCTAGTTATAAAACCAGTGGGAATAAATTTTCTAAAATTAAAATTTCAGTAGGTATGTCAAAAGGACTGCCTTTTGCCAAACCTTATCAAGCCGGGCTAATTATTGACGGAATTATTGAATACGCTTTTGCCAATTGGCAAGGCGCTGAAATATGTTTGGACTTAATAGTTAATTCTAATTTTGGAACAACTTTTAGTAGACCTAACTTATCGTGGGCATGGGAAGATGGGCAAACTTTACAAGAGGCTGTAACTGAAACTTTACAAATAGCCTATAAAGATAGCAATCCAGTAATCACCGGTGGATTTAGCGACACGCTTAAATACACAGAAACGCAACCCGGTATATACCCTGATATCTATAGTTTTTCAAAATACGTCAATAAAGTAAGTAAAACCATAAATCCTAACCCTGAATATATAGGCGCAACTATCGCTCCTACGCCAGATGGTTTTATATTAAATGACGGAACAGCGCTATCCAATAATCTAATACAAATCCTGTATACCGATATGATAGGTAATCCTACATGGAAAGCACCCGGAATAATACAAGCAAAAGTAACCATGCGCGGGGATATGAGTATAAATGATTACATCATCTTTCCTAAATTAACTACTGCAATAAACAATGCGAATAGCACTCAGCAAGTACGAAATTTAATACCCTTTCAAGGTTATTTTCAGATCATATCAATACGACATATCGGCAATAATAGGCAAGCTACTGGCGATAGTTGGTGTACAGTTATTGATTGTGTAGTGACAAATAATATTCCTAATGCAGTTAGAAACCTTCCTATAGTGATAATTTAATGGGTCTATCGCAAAAAATTCCGTTTGCTGTTTCTTTAGCTAACACCATAGATGCTAATACAGAAGCAAACGCGCAAAGTATTGGCCAGATTTTGCCTTGCTCCGTCATAAAGGTGGAAGGCGCAATCGTAACGGTAAACTTTGAAATTCTTGCTCCTAATGGGGTAACAATTCCCCCTGTCACTTGTCCTATTGCTGAAAGCGAATATACCCGCTTACCTATACAAGTCGGCGATAAAGGTATCTGTATGGCTGCCAGTACAAGGCTAGGCGGCATTTCAGGGCTTGGATTAGGGTTAGCCCCTTTGAGTAGCCCAAGTAACCTTGGTGGCCTTGTTTTTGTACCAATCAGCAATAAGAACTGGTTTATTGTAGATGGAACATATTTGGTTCTCTACGGTATCAATGGCGTTGAAATAACTACCAAAGACCAAGATGTAAAGCTGACTTTAAACCACGATGGAATTATAATAGACCTTGCTGGCGGTAATTTAATTGTAAATAATGGCAATACCACAATGAACGGTAATTTGACGGTTAATGGCCTCATTACTGGCAATGATGGTTTTGCGATCAGTGGCGGAACTGGCGGAACTATGAACGTAACTGGAAATATCAACCAAACTGGTAACTTCACCCAAACTGGCACACTTACAAATAATGGTAAAGCTGTCGGTAGCACTCATACGCATGGCGGAGTACAAACTGGTGGCGGTACTACAGGAACTCCGACATGAGAACATACGGCAAAACTGATGCAGGGAAATGGGTAGAAATAACGGAAACTAGCTATATTTGGCTGGCTACATTAGCTCAAACTTTAAGATTAAATTTAGGGGAAAGCCCTTTTTATGCGACGGATGGCATACCTGCACAACAATCTGTTATGAGTCAAATTGCACCTGACGCCGCAGTTAATAAAGCCCAATCTCAGTATGCGCCTTATTTTGCAAGTTTGGCGGTAGTCCGGCAACAAAATGTGACTCAACCAACGTATACTATATCCGCTGTATTTCAAAACGGTACAACAATCCAAACAACGGTGGCAAGCTAATGGCAACTTTAACTTCTGCGGGAGCAATACCCGCAAGCCCTACAGAATTATTAAATGCTGAATTAACAGTCGCTACAGCGTTATCTCCCGGTCTTACAGCTAATCTTCCCGGTTCTTTAGTTGAAGATTTATCCTCAACGGCTGCGGGCGCTTTAGTAGTACAAGACCAAGCCTATGTTGACCTAATTAACTCTATTAGCCCCTATACCGCCAACGCTTTCTTGCTTTATCAATTAGGCGCGGTCTATGGTGTTGAACGAGGCATTGGCGCAAATACTTCTGTTTATGTAACCTTTATCGGCGATGCTGGTTTTGTAATCCCAATAGGTTTTACAGTATCCGATGGCTCTTACCAATATATAGTTCAAGATGGCGGTATTATTGGAGCTTCTGGCCAAAGCGCAGCTCTTTATTGTTTAGCTACTACAGAAGGCTCTTGGGCTGTTCCAGTAGGTACTGTCATTCAAGTCATCACTTCTATTCCGTCTGGTATCACTGTTACTTGTACAAACCAAGTTACCGGTGTCCCCGGCCAAGCAGCTCAAACTTTACAAGCCTATCAAGCTCAAGTAATTCAAGCTGGACAAGCAATATGCCAAGGCACACCAACATTGCTAAAGACCTTGTTAGGCCGCATTTCTGGCGTTCAGCAACGCTTGATCGCAATCAAGGCTTCTGGTGACTTGTATACCATTATTGTCGGCGGCGGTGACCCTTATGAAGTGGCCAACGCCATTTTTAAAGGTTTGTTCGATTTAGGCGATTTAATTGGCTCGGTATTGTTGGCAACGTCTATTACGAAGGCCAATCCGGGCGTAGTAACCACCAACTTAAATCATGGCTATGCTACTGGCCAAGTAATTCAAATTAGCGGATCAGCCGTTACAGCCTACAACGGCACTTATACTATTACGGTTCTTTCCGAAACAACTTTCAGTCTAGGGGTAAACACTACTAGCTATGCCACTTATACTGGCGGCGGCGTGGTCACTCCAAACTTACGCAATATCACTGTATCCATCAATGATTACCCTGATACCTATCAAATCACGTTTGTAAGCCCACCGCAACAAACCATCAATATTGCTTTGACTTGGAATACAACTTCAACCAACTATGTATCCCCAACAGCAGTGGCTCAACTAGGCCAGCCCGCCTTGGCAAACTACATTAACAGCATTTATGTCGGCCAGCCAATCAACGTATTTGAATTGCAAAACGTATTTCAGACAGCAATCGCAGCGGTTATTCCGCCTCCATTGCTTTCACGCATGGTCTTTACGGTAGCAATTAACGGTATTGACGTACCGCCAGACGCCGGCACAGGCCTGATTTATGGCGATCCTGAGTCTTACTTTGAAACAAACAACGCTTCTATTGTTATTACCCAAGGCTAATAGATGATTAGCAAGATTCTTCCTAGCTATCTATACCAACAGTACAATGGCGATCCGGATTTAGAGGCGTTTTTCACCGCTTATAATGAGCTATCACAAAGCAACCTAGATAAGATAAATACGCTAAATCTACCGATTTACACTACTAAGACTGGCGTTTTATTGGAGTGGATTGCTTTAGGACTATACGGCTTTACCCGCCCTGTATTACCAAAAGGGGATTATTTCGATAAAGGCGTTTATAACACCATTCATCTAAATGAAATTCCCTATAACCAAAATGTTCGTGTTGCGCCAACTGACTTTTATCAGGTTACTGATGATATCTTTAAACGCTGCATTACATGGAACTTCTATAAAGGCGATGGTTTTCAGTTTACGATCAACTGGCTAAAACGCCGCGTAGCTCGCTTTTTGTCTGGCATTAATGGCGTATCCCATAATATTGACGAAACCTATCAAATTAGCGTCACTATGGATGCTATGGATGTAGTCACAATTCGTATTGCGCCCGGTGTCAGCATTAAGAAGGGCGGAGCGCTTTTAGATAGTTTTGATTTGAATGAAGTGCCATTAAACGCGCCAACTTTATATACCCCATTAATTCCTACCGATCTAGCTCCAATTTTGGAATCTGCCATTAAGGCAGGTGTTTTACAGCTCCCAATCGGCTATACTTACAACGTAACTTTCTAAGAGATTTGCGATGACTATTCTTTTATTTGCTAATAATGCTAAATCAACTCTAGCCGCGCCTCTCTCTAGCGTATCGACTACTGCCGTCCTTGCTTCAGGTACAGGCTCACTATTCCCTTCTCCTACTACTGGACAAGGCTTTAAGATGACTTTTGTGGATAATGCCACTGGTCTTTTAAATGAAATCGTATTGGTGACAGCTAGATCAGGGGATACCCTAACTATTGTTCGCGCTCAAGAAGGCACTATTGCTCAATCTTGGCTGGCAAATGACTTGGCTGGAATGTATTTCACTGCTGGAACTATTCAGAATAACATTCAGCTTGACCAGTATCAGAATGGTACTTATGACTTTGCAATTGCAACCGGTAGCGCTAACGCCCTAGCCGCTACGATTCCATCGAATTTATCCACCGTTCCTACCAATTTCACCTTTACCTTGCAAGCTGCGTCTACCAATACCAGCGGTGCAACATTGGCTTTAACCATTGGTTCTACGCTTTTAGCAACTAAAGCAATCGTTAAATCCAATAACCAGCCTTTAATTGCTGGCGATATTGCAAGTAGTGGATATCCAATGTGGATGGCGTGGAGTCCTGTCTATGATGCTTATGTTCTTTTGAACCCAGCGACAGGTGAATCTTCTGCGTTAAGCCCAGCTCAATTGCAAGAACAGTTCTATACCTACGCTACTGCTACCGGCGCATCAGATACTATTGCGGTAACAATTCTTTCAACTTTGACTGCGCTATCTGATGGCTTGTTTTTGATGTTTAAGGCGGGCTTTGCCAATGGTACAACTACTCCAAATTTAACTTTGACTTTGGGCAGCACTGCTACAGCCACGACTACTATCGTCAAGGGTAACAATTTGCCGCTATTGCCCGGTGACATACCCGGCGCTGGCTATGTTTGTGAAATGATCTATAGCAGCGTGTATGGTAAGTGGATTTTGCTAAACCCATTCTTTAACCCTGCTTCATTGGGTTCAATGGCAGCTCAGAATTCTAATGCGGTAAACATTACTGGTGGAAATATCACCGGTTCTTATGCCTTAAATGCGGCATCTGCAACATATTCAAGTACAACTTTGCAAACCAATTTTAGTAATTTAACAATTGGAGGTAGCCAAGTTTTATACGCTGGAAATTATAATTCTTATTCGCCTTCCTTAACAGGTGGCGGTGCTTCGGGTACATGGGGAATAAATGTTTCGGGAAATGCGGCTGGTCTTTCGTCTACTTTAGCCGTTACTTCAGGCGGCACAGGCGTTACTTCATTAACCGCTAATTCGGTTTTAGTTGGTAGCGGAACTTCGGCTATCACTGGTGTTGCACCTTCAAATATCGGTCAATGTCTGAGATCAAATGGTACAACTTGGTTTTCAGGGCAAGTAGGTTTAGGTATTTCAGGTGAAGTTTGGCATTCAGTATCACGATCAGTAAACGTCACTTATACCAATCCATATGACTATCCTATTTCAGTCGCCGTTTCTTTTGGCGACACTAGCGGTCAATCGCCAACTTTTCAAGCCTATGTTAATGGCGTATTAATTAGCAGCATTAATTATGACTCAGGTACATATTTTGGTACAACTGAACTATCATTTATTGTGCCAGCAAATCAAACATATTTAGTCTATAACACTATTGGTTATGGCGCTAATGTATGGGCGGAACTTTATTAAGGTTAAAAATGAAACATTACAAAGATAAAGCTGGCAATATATTTGCATATCCTTTAGATGGTTCTCAAGATCATCTTATAGAGGAAAAAGAAAAAGTTACTGATAAACAAGCACAAAAGTTAATTGAAGCTAAACAAAAAGAAGTATTTAATGCGTTAAGTTACGCTAATAAAAGACGCAAAGATTACCCAACAATAGGCGATCAATTAGACGACTTATTTAAAGCGGGCGCATTTTCAAAAGAAATGGCCAAGAAAATTAAATCCGTAAAAGATAAATACCCAAAGGAATAAACTATGACTACAAACTATGGTAGCCCAATCACAGGCACACTTACTGGCACTACTGCCTCGGTAAATGTTGTTGGATTTCAAATTCCAGCGTCAATTGCTTTAAATTCAGCAGATTCAAGTAAAGCAATTTCATTCTCGTTTGATGGCGTTCATTACTACACTGCAACACCAACTGGGTCAATGACAGGCCAAATTTATTATGTCTTGAATTTTCCAGTGAAAACCGTTAAATTCACTGGTGTAGCA